CTCGGCTGAGCGCAGGAAAAAGCAAAGCTCCTCCCTTCCAGCGTTTTCGTAGCCAATCAGGGTATATAAATCCTCCAGCATGCGCTCATGCAGCTCGTCCATTACCCCACCAGCTTCACGAGCAACTGCGTATCTAGCTCCTTGATGCCATAGATGATATCGAAGGATACTGTGTCTGTTTTGGTGTCCATGTCATAGCCAAACACGACACGCACAGCCAGCCCGTTTGCGGATGCGATTGCCGCCTTGGAAGCGCCCATCGGAAGCTCCAGCTGTCGCGTAACCAGCGCCAGGCCGTTGCGATGGAAACCAAGGGAGTTGGTTTTGTTGATGAGCAGCGCGGCCTCCGCCGAAAGTGTTTTGTGAACCGGCTGATCAATCGCAACCTCGGCAACTGCGCCGGAGACCGCAGTCGCATCGGCAGCGAAACGATACATGTATCCATCAACGATAAAGCCATCGCCCTTTTTCACGGTAGCGGTAGCCGCTTTAACGTCAGACAGCGCCACTTTGCTTTCGCCTGCGGCGGCCGTGACTTTGTACTCGGTCGCGGTGCCAGCGGCATCAGCCAACGTATCCGGTGCGTTCTGGGACATATAGGTATCCATTGTGTAGATACGCCCCAACTCCGCCTCGCGTAGTGCTTGACTGTCGCCCGCATAGGACACCTTGGACATGTTATCCGTCATCGCATACCGGTATTTGTGCGTGGGATGCAGCACCAGCCTGCGATTTGGGATAGGCGCGGCGACCAGATCAAGTGCTTTCCCGATATCGCCGATATCCTTCAAATTGGTTGGGCTCGATGTTCCCGTGATTGTCTTCCCGGCCTTCGCGACGCCGACGGCCAGCAGATCGCTGTCCACTGCCTGCGCGATTGCTTGCATTGCCGGGGTTACCACCTGGCTGGAGAAATCCTGGATATTAAGGGCCAGTTCCCGGGATGTTACATTGACCGTCACATCACGAAAACGGTCGAGCTTGACTTCCGTGCTACCCTCCGTCGCGTCCTGTGCTGACACGTGGCCAGTGAAGTTTTTGGCAATAAACTTCGCGGGCTTGCGGATGGTGATGGTGTCGCCCACCTTGACAAACTCTTTCGAGTAGTCCCGGTGGACAAGCCCTGACATAACCATACTGTTTTCCAGCACCATTAGTGCTTCGTTTGCAATGATGTCCGGGGTCAAAAATGTGTTGGGCATAAATCATACTCCTTTACTACTGATGTTTCTCACGCCATTTTTTGTAACCGGCGTAATCCTTGGGCGGTTCTCCCTCCGCCGGCGGCTCGTTTCCGCCGCCTGGATCTCCGCCCCCTATAATGTTGGTTTCGATGGCCTCGAAAAGATACGGCTCACTCTTTTTCAGCGCTTCGAGATCCAGCCCGTCAATCGTGCCGTCGTCCTGCAGTTTCAGTTTGCCGTAGTCCAAAAAGGCCTTGACAGCCTTTGTGCTACGGCCCTTCGCACCGATGATAGCAACATCCAGCGCATTGTCCAGCCGTAGCTTCGCGGTGTCAGCGTCATATTTCTTCTGCAGGGCGGCAAGATCGGCTGACAGCTTCTCCGGGTCTTTGCCATCGAATTTCTTAACAGCTTCCTGTAGATCCTTGATGGTCGTATTGGCGGTGGAGAGCTGGCTTTCCAGCCCTTTGAACTTTCCTTCGTCGACATAGCCGCCGTCCTTCAGGTCGACAAATTTTGCTTCAGTGTTTCCCTCTGCAGCCTTGGTGAGCTCTTCCAAGGTCATGCTGGGCTTGTCGCCGAACAGTTTGTTCAGGTATTCTTTCAGCGTCATATGGCCTCCTTATACATTACGCACCGGATTTAAACGACGTTTCGCTTATAAACGCGCGGGATCGTCTGCCGCGCGCGGCGCGCCCGGTATTTTTAAATCCCCGCCGGGGCGGGATAATTTTGAGTATTATAAAAGCCCACTTTCGCATACAAGTGCAAAAGCAGGCTTCATAATCAAGTTGTGATTACTGGTTGTTTAGAGAAACGGATGCATAGCAGCACCGGCCATTTTGCCAAGCGCCGCAGTCCGCTGGTCAATCTGGCTGCAGGCTTTTGGGGCTCTGAGATCCTCATCGTATTCCTGCACCCAGCGTTGATAGTGCGTCTCAGATTTACAGTTGTAAGGGCATTTCAAGCAGCGTCCCTCCAAAATGGCACAAAGAAAGAGAGGCCTACGTCCGCAAGCCTCCCTTATCCTTATTGCTCGATGATAAACTGATGGAGTTCCCGGATTGTCAAGTCAAGGGGCTCAATCCCTTTTTCCCGACAGTACGCGAGGATCTTCCGGTAATCGTAGTGCAGCGAACTAGGGAAGGAAGGGGAAACATAACCTCCCGCTTCTTCTGCCAATTCGTCCAATTTCAGCATATCTCTGATATCTTGTTCAGACATTCTATATCACTCCCCTGCAAAGGTATACTTCTCCAGTAGCTTTTGCGCTGCGACCTCATCAATCGCCAGCCGATATTTATGTGGCATACCGATAAACATAGCCCCAAATTTTTTGAGATAGTACTTCAATAATTCTTCGTTTTTCGCGTCCAAGAAAAGGAATCCGCCGTATCCGCGGTCAATTGATTCTTTGGCGGCCAGTGCAAACAGATGGCCTCCTACGCCTTCATACTGCTTCTTTGATCCCAAGTTGTGCGGGGCGCTTTCCGCAATATTAACGTACAGCGCCTTATCCCTCGGGAAATCAGTGACCGCAATTAATCCTTGTATCGTTTCGTCATTTTTTAAGGTTAGTTTGTAAATCTCTGATTTTTTCAAATCAGGACTGTTCCAATTAAAATTCCAACCTTTACGCTGTAGCCCAACAAGCTCAGACTGAACGGTTCTGCGGTATTCTGTATTAACGATCCGGCCGGAAGATTTCTCGATAAGGCAAGGCGTAAACTGATCGATCTCGATGTCAATTCCCATTTCATCACGTCCTGCTTGTATTATACCACTATTCTTCGGTTTTGTATAGTTTCCGGCCTTCCATTCCGCCCAGGAGAGATCCGCCGGGACGATTTTTGCTGCACCCGTCTTTGGGTCTCTTGCACGCCTTCTTAAGCCCTCCAGGCCAAGCTCATCAAAATATGCGACAGTCGTGCAGCGGTCATTCGGGTGCATCGGTGGATAATTGATCCCTTCTTTTGCTTCTTTGACCGGGAATACTTTTCCGTCCAGCCTGCCGCAGACAACACATGTGCGGCTGTCGAGCGTGGCGAGAAAGGCATACTTCTCGACCTCCGTCTCCTCATAGGAGTGGAGTTCCGCCGCGTTATACGCCCGGTTTGCCTCCGTGCGGATCAGCCGCGTCGCCGCATACTTCCCGGTATGCATCACGTCCTCAATCTGCTTCGCCATGCGCGGGATGCTTGCCCCGGAGATGATGCCAGACGTGATAACCTTCTCGGCCTCTTGGGCCAACAATTGCGTATTACGCCATACCCGCCTGCTGAAATGCGCCCCGCTCCACGCCTCGCCCAGAACGGTATGAATCGCCTCCTGCGGTAGCTGCGTGAAGGAAAACGCAAATCCAGTGCCAACCTGTGTATCAAAAATAGAACGGTAATAGGTGTGCTCGTAGGATTTGGATATGACCTTGCCAGTCGTTTCAATTTCCTTGTCAGATACCTTTGCCATCTCCGCATAAATTTGCTCCCGCAGCGCCTCCAGCCGACTGATCCGCGCGGCGTAGGCCGGAGCATTCAGCCGGTTAAGTGCTTTATGCCGGAGCTGTGGGTCTTTTATTTCTTTCAATTCGTCTCGGAGCTTGTTCAGCGCCTCTTTGGTTTCCCGGGCGTTGAGCAGTTTACGAGCTTCCGCTTCGGTCAGTTCGCCGTCCTTCGCATAGCGCTCAAAGATCTGCCTGACATCCTCTGTAATCTGCTTGGCTGCCCGGTCATAGGCAGGTAGGATGTCCTTCATAAGCTCCCGGTTTGCAATCTTCCGGGCCTGCGCTTCCCGTGCCAGCGCCCGTTTTTCCCAATAATCCGAGGACTTCATTCATCTTCACCCTCTCCATCTCCCGGTGGGACGTCGCTGTCCAAAAAGCGTTTTGCCGCTTCTTCCCGCTGCTTTTCGAGGTCTTTCAAGGCTTGGTTGACGTCATCCACAAACGGGTGCTTTGCGAGCAGGATTGTATCCGGAACAATGCCCTGCGACTGCTGGATCATCGTTACAGTCTCCGCATCGTTCGTGATGACTGTTTTATTAACGTCCACCCTGATCATGGCGCTGTCATACTCTGTACCCTGCTTAAGGTTGATGTCCTGCGTGATGAACCACATGAGATCTTTCAGCGCCCGTTTGAGCTTGATGACCAGCATATTTGCCTTCTGATCGAGCGGCGTATAAAGAAATTTGAGGGCCACGCCTGAGGGCGCCGTCGCGAATTTATCGGCGGTCGTATCAATCGCCATGCCGAGGCTGTACATGTCGCTGCGCAGCATATCGAGCCAGGCAAGGCGCTCCTGCACGCCCAATGTGACCTGCTCGGCGCTGACCTTGCCCTGCGGGTCGGAAATGCTGACCGCCTTGTTCATTTGCAGCTTACGCTGGATGGCTTTTGCTGTCTCTCCGCCGTAGCCCTGCACGATCCAGTAGAGCTCAACAAGGTCGATCTGGTTATTTGTACTGGCTGAGGAGATGAGATTATATGCATCCTGCAAGCCCTTGATCCGCGTCAAGTCGCTCGTATGCCGCCCGTTGTTATACAGTGGGATAAACGGCACCCGTCCCCAGCCATGCGGCTCCCGACGGGTGACAAGGCCGTCCTTCGACGTGATTTTATACCAATGCGCGGCGGGGTTTGGGCTGCGAGCGGAATCTAGGATGTATTCCCCGGATTCCGATTCTTCATAGTAGGTGACATTTTCCTTTGTCCACCACTCGATTTTCTTGCGCAACGTTTCCTTGCCATCGGCCACTACTGCAATCGAGAAATATCGGATAAGCTCCACCAGGTCTTTTTGATAAACCGAATCGTAGAAGGGGATGACCTCTTCCGCCGGCGTGATGACATACTGCAGATTTCCTGCCTTATCGTAATAAACGTGTAGCCACTCTACACCCTTGTTACTCGCACCGGTAACGTAATCATTGAGCGTATCCGCAAACTCCTCATCCGACGTAACGGCGGTGACCGCGTCCTCAAAGGATTTCAACTCTGAATGATCTTCCGCGCCCTCCACCGTGACGCTGGGAGGCTTCCCGACGATGTATGCGGTCTTCTGGTCAACCTGCTGCTGATAGATGTTGTGGATATTATGGTGGTTGGAATTGTTCTCGTTCGTGATGAGGTGTCCCGAGCGGTCAATCCCCGCTGCTGTCTCGACCTCGTCATAAACCCACGACTGCCGAAAATCATGTTGCAGGATATCGTGAGCACCGTCGTAATACCGCTTACCAACAGCCATGTATCGCTTTGCAGGGTTCGCATCCTCATCTTTGAGGATCTGCTTGATGATATCGCTCGTGCTTAGCCTGCCCTCAGCGGCCAGCTTTTGCTTGATGAGTTCCATGTTGGTGATGTACATAGTCTTACCTCACTTGCACATTGATCTGATCGTCCTGCGTCGCATAGCGAACGGCATCGATGGTGTGGTTGTCCCGGTCAGGGTAGGCGGCCTTGAAATTGCCGTCTTTGTCCCGGTCAAGCTCGTAGCCGAGGAATTCCCGCGCCGCATTCGGGCAGCGCTGGTCGTCAATGATAATTTCTTCAAGGTCCCGCAGCCAGTCAATGCCGTGTTTGACGCTGTCCGGCCCCTTGCGGGCGCCAATTACGCGCAAGCCGTACTCATACATCTCGGCGATGCTCTTCGGCTCGGCGCTATCTGCGATGATCTCCTGATTGAGCGTGTTTTTTGCTCGGATCAGCCCGGCGGCCGCCCGGTTGCTCAGTTCGGCCTGATACAGCTCGTGGAAGATGTACAGCCGCCGCCGGGTCTTATCGTAGTGGCAAACGATATATGCCAGTGGATCAACCGCATAGCCCCAGTCGAGGCCGCGGCGGAGCCGGTCAAAGCGCTTGATCTCATCATTGGTGATTTTGCGGAGCGTAACGTTTTTGAACACTTCTCCGCCGGTACCGGTGACCTCACCGAGATATTCATGATGGTAGCGATCTGGCTGCGTTTTTTGGAGATGACGCGCCTCGATGAAAAACTGCTCCCCCAGCCATTCTGGCGGCACCGTCTCATACGTGGAATGGTGGATGACACGGTCCAGTCGATTGGCACGAACCTCCTCATTCACCCAGTCCCGAACGGATTCCGGTGGGTTGTATGTGTAAAAAACTGTAAATCGCTCCCCGCCGCGCATGAGGGACTGGTTGATGCTGCGCGTCTCCCGCATCCCGCCGAACTGATTCCATTCCTCATACCAAATGTAGCGGAAATATCCGAAGGGCGGCTTGATGGATTTGAGTTTCATTGGCTCGTCGGCACCGCGGAACAGGATTGTCTGGCCTGTAGGGGTGTATGTCAGCCGAAGGGGGCTTTGGTTGGGCCGGAAATACTCCTGCACGCCTAAAGCCGATACAGCCCAGAGTATTTGCGTAAAAACAGAATCATGCAGCGTGTTCCCGACCTTGCGCAAAATGACTGCGTGCGAATCGGGATGCTGCATGATTCCAAGGATAATTTCGATTGACGTAAAGGAACTCTTTGTACTGCCGCGCCCGCCCTTGAGAACGTAATGTGTGTGTCCCTCGGACCTGATATCCCGATGGAGACCATAGAAGGCGGGTGCAATCACCCGGTCAAGCTTAATCTCAGCCACCGTGGTCACCTATGTTATCGATGATGACGGGCGTATCGTGAGAAACTGAGAGTTTATCCGTAAACATCCCAATGTGCTTGCCCAGCAATTCTAACGCCTTCAACTTGTCATAGGTTTTTACTTCTCGTTCAATAATATTGCCATCTTCAGCGGGAATCACCTTCACCTTCACAGAAGCAATACAAGCAGTATCTTCCCGGTTGGCGTCACCTTTCACGGTGGCTTCATCCATATCAATCACATCAACCGGGTTCAGAAAGGCTATTTTTGCAATTTCCTGAATCACTCGATCTTGATTGATACCTGTCCGGCGGCTCCGATCAGCTATGGCCCTGTCAATAGCGTTTTTGATAACAGGTTTTGACAGGTTTTCAGATCCTATTTGCTGTGCGGCATCGGGGGAATATCCTGCCCGAATTGCTGCTTGTGTTGCGTTCAGGTCAATCAAGTATTCTTCAACAAATCGCTTTTGCTTTTTGGTCAAGGTATTCACCACCTCTCGACATAAAAATAGCGAACCGCCTGGGGGAAGGCAGCCCGCTGGTATTGGTTAAATTGCTTTATTATCGTACCATTCGGGAAGAATACCACCATTCTGGTCTCTCAGTAATTTTCGATGTTCTTTTACTTTCCGAATAGCTGGTAATAGGCGAGTAATGTTTTCGTTGACCATTTGATCGGTTACGTGAATGATTTCCCAATTGGCTCCAAGAGCTAAAGTGATTAAATTATCTCGCATCTGTCGCTTGTTTGGATCTTCTTGGGCGTGAAAAAGCACTCCGTCGACTTCCAAAACTACCTTCTCTTCAGGCAATACAAAATCGGCTCGATATCTTCCAAGCTTCACCTGATGCCTTGCCTTAATCTTGTTTTTCACCAATTCAATAGCAACGAGAATTTCTTCCGTACTTTGAAACCAGCCATCACGATGAAGTTTCTCATGAATGACATCTATCGCTCTTTGATATTCCTTGAGACTTGGTCTAACATCTTCGATCCGCTTCACTGCATTTTGAAATTTGCGCTCTTTACCTTCCCACGATACGATTTCTCGATGTTCTTTATCCGCAAGACTCTGTTCAAGTTTACACTTCTTACATGTATATTGTACTTCCCGCCTATAGTTCAACGACTTAATTGTGTCTCCACATATGTGGCATTTTACACAATACATGTTGTCTCCACTTTTCAGCTTTATGACGGAGATCCCATCTTCTACAGCATCACGGTATGACAAGTTTCATTCTCCTCATGATAGACTACGTCCATGATTTAATTATAGACCCTTTTTCGAGAAAAAGGTGCCACTTGCTAAATTTCTCGAAGATTTTTTGCGAGCCGGATTAAAAAACGTTTTCGGAAACGCTTCATCGTCCGTAGCGACATGTCCAGTTGAATGTATTGCATCTGCATCCCTTCAAAAAGGTTGCGCTTGATCAATTCCCTTTCACGATCTTCTTCGCATTCCATCCACGCCTGCTCCACCGCCCTGATCTTCCTGTCATTCTCCTTTTGCCGCTGAAGGATCTTCTCAACCTTCCGTCCGGTGGGGTCTCCGACACTGCTTCCTCTGGGCTGGCCGTCTGGCGCATGCGTCTCGTGGATGATCTCCTCTTCGATCTCTCGCTGGCGCTGAAGCATGCGGTAGTATCCTTTTGCTGTGGCAACGCAGCGTGAATAGACATCCGGGTCAAGCTTTATGTTCTCGGCTTCCTTTACAGTCAACCCCACCCCTCCTCACACAACGTTTAAACGGACACAACCCGCCATCCAACAGCCAAACGCACCGCTCATCCGGGCACTGCGGCTTTTCTGGCGGCGGTCTGAGACTGCACAGGCGCCGGACAACGGCGAGCTTGTCAGGATCAATTTTAGGCATGTTAGTTATTCCTCCGCTCCGCGCCAGACAAAATTGCAATGTCCGCTGCAATCTTCCCGCCCGCAGAAATTACAGACCTTGTATTTTCCAGTGGCCATGTTGTTGATGTCCTGCACGGCCAGTTCAAGGTCTCCGCGCAACCGGACGTTCTCCGAGATTAGCCACCTGACCTCCCGGTAATACTCCTGCATTTCCTCTGCCGTGATCGGCTTGACTTTATTGCATCTGGTACAAATATTTTCACACCAAGTAGGGTCCGGGCAAAACTCGCAGGTTTCGCGGTCGTTGGTGATTTCAAGTAGACGGTTTAGTTTCATAATCGTTCACCCCTTTGTTTATATTTGGTATTTCGTTCTGGTTTCAAGATAGCTTAAAGTCCTATCCATACATTCGTGGCATTTTAGCCATGCATATGATTTTGCATCTCTGAATAAAGGCGTGTTAAAGTTTGAACAAATGGCACTATCTTCATCCAAGAAGGTGAAGCCTGCACACCTGCCGTTCTTCTGACAGTAAAAGCCTGACGGTACGTCTAAAATCCGCTTTACCACAATCTTCATGTATCATTCACTCCTTTCATCCGATTCCGAGCCAAATGCTTGCCGGACCTCTTTTTCATCAGCCGGATAAACTACCGGCTGCCCGCGCTCTGGGCACCTCTCCGGCCTCCTGCTCGTGTCAGCTCTCCCTAGTTGGGCAGAGCAGTACGGGCAGGTATATACGACCGTGCCGTAAAACGTGTATTGCTCAATCGCCTGTTCCGGTGGTTTGCTCTTTCGTATTTTTCGCATTGAGCTACCTCCGTTCGTTGATCTTCCAGAGCCTGACCTCTACCCTGGGCTCGTCCGCATAAAACTTTGCGAACGCAGCTTCCACGATCTGCGCGTCGTCACAATATGCGATTTTGTTCAGCGCGTCGCAGATCACCTTTGCCACATTGTCATAGTCCGGTTTCTTCGTCGGCCGGAGCAGCCCGTCCCGCATCAGTGCCGCCCGTTTCCTGCTGGTGGACTTCGGGATGCTGTAGAACGCCGTGATCTCCATGCCGATCTCCACGCCCTGCGGGATCATGCCAGCGCCGGAGGCCATAAAGCACGCCTTGATATGCGCCTCATAGTTTTCCGTCTTTTCCGGGGTGTAGGTTTTCACAAAGTTTCCCTGCCGGCTGAATTTTGGCCGGCCCTTACCCTGCGGCTCCCCGGGGATTACAAACTCAACCATCATGGCGGATCCTCCTGTATGACGACGCCGCCATTACAAACCGATGGCAGCAACCCTCCAAACGGTCCACCGTCCGGCTGTCAACTGCTCCCCGTAGAGCCGCCTCGTCCCGCAGATTGGTTGTGACCACCATCGGGAGATAGTAGTTGATGCGGTAATCCACCAGGGATTGCAGGACGCTGCGCGTCCAAGGCGTCGGCGCATCTGCTCCTAGATCATCAAGGATCAGCAGATCGGCCTGTCTGCATGGCGTGATGATATCCGTCTCGCTGTTTCCTCCGTCGAAGGATCCGCGCAGCTCGTAATACAGGTCCGTCACTCGCTTAAACACGACGCGGCGCCCATCCTCCAGCAGCGCGTTCCCAATCGCCGCAGCAAGATGTGTTTTCCCACAGCCGGTCGGCCCGGAAAAGAGCAGGCCCTCCCCGCGGGAGGACATCTCCGCGAATACCTCTATGTACCGCCTGGCAGCCTGCAAGGCCTTGCCCGTGCCTTCCCGTTCTTCGAAGGATGCAAGCGTGCACCCTCGCTGCCGGGGCGGGATCCCGCTTTCGCGCTTGTTCCGCTCGATCATCAGCCAGCGGCCGCGCTCGGCCTCTTTGCGTTCCTCTTCCTCTCGGATTTTTCGCTGGCACTCGCACTCAACGTTGACCCAGCCGCCAAACATCTTCCGGCCCAGGATGGGCGCCCCACAGTGGAGGCATACCCCGGTCTGTTCCAAGGGCGGCAGCTTGTATTCATTCTTTGTTTTTTGGGCCATATCTTCCAAAGACGGCATCCAGATCACCTTCCTCCTGATACAGCGCCGGATCGGTATAGTCCGGCGGCGCTGATTTTTTTGTGCCTGTGCGCTGGGCCGGGCTTGGAATCTGATCAATGCGGGTAATTCCCTGGGCTTTCCAGCGTTCCAGGATCGACAGCACATAGGCCGCGCTGTTTGCGTTGCGCTCTTTTGCCAGCCGGATCGCCGCCTTGGACAGATCAGGATCATGCTCCTCCGCGATCCGGACAATGATGTCCCGGTCCTTCCCGCCAATGAGCCGACCGAAGGTTTCCTCGAAGTAGGCAGAGACCTGCTTCAGATTCCCTGTTCCCTCGCGCGCGCGTATATATCTCTCTTCTTTTCTTTCCTTTTCTTTACTTTCCTGATTCCCAGTACTTTTAAAGGGGTTATCCGTACTTTTAACCGGGTTTTCTTTACGGGAAACGTTTTCAAAGGTCAACTTTCCAAGAACACTGGCTGGAACGTCTTTTTTGTTGCCCGTATCCAGCAGCCAGTATTCTTTGAAAATGCGTATGTCGGGGCGGCTGTTCCCCACGATCCGGAGGAACCGCCGCTGGATACCCGGCGAAGTTAATACGCTGAACATCTGATACACTCCCTGGTCGAACAGGGAACGCCGCAGACACCCTTGTAATACCTCGTCTACAAGTTTGGGGGAACAACCATCGCCGACACCCTCAGACATCAGGAGACAGTCGTCTTTATCCCATGATTTAAAGTATCCATTGGTTGCATACACGGAATTGAGCAGTTCCAGCGCGATATATGCGCCCTTGATCCCAAATTCCGCCTTGATGAGCTTCATCTTTTTATCCCGCAGGAAATCCACATCAAAAGGCCAGTAGTCAACCCCATCCTTCAGAGGACGGGCCACAAGCATCACCGCCTTTCCCGCATACCATGGTCACAATCCCGGTCAGTTCCTGGATCTCCCGCTTAAAGCGCTCCGGGTCAGAATTCCCGCCGCTTAGGTGCAGGAGGTAGATCCTCCGGCATGTGCTCAGGTCGTTCGCCGCGAGGAATGTCTTCACATTGTCCAGCGAAAAATGGCTGCGCAGGAGCCGGTTCTTCAGCAGCCTCGGAACCCGTCTGGCCTCTATGTTTTCCTCCAGCAGATCCCGGCTGTAGTTGCACTCCACCATGACGATATTGAGACCCCGGAATGTATTTGGGATGTAGTAGGTATCTGTTGCGAACAACAGCTTCTCCTGCGCCGCCAGGGAGTAAAGCAGATACCCAACCGGCTCCGCAGCGTCGTGCTCCGCCTCGAAGGGCAGGACGATCCATGAGCCGATGCGGAGCTGTACGCCCACTTTCACCTCGTGCCGCCGATGGGCGGGAACGGCGCCGGCAATCCCGGCAAACGTCCCCGCAGTCGCATACAGGTCAATCCCGTGCCCCGCAAGCCCAACAGCGCCACATGCGTGATCACCGTGCTCATGGGTGATTAGGCAGCCCACAACGCGGGGAAGCAGCGGCAAGAACCCGGAAAGAATCTTTTTTGCCGGGAGCCCCGCCTCCAGCAGCAGGACGCTTTCCCCGTCGTCAACGGCGTAGGCGTTCCCGGCGCTGCCAGAGGCGAGACATTTCACATCAATCCCGCCCATCAGAATGGCCGCTTCTTCGGCTGCGGCTTTGCCTCTTCCGCAGAGGGAAGGTCTTCTGCATTAAGGACTTCGCCGGTGTCTGGGTTGATGTCCACCACACCGCCGCGGTTGGCCTTCTGCTCGATCTCCTGCTGCGGGGTGGCGCCGGTATCATCCGTTACGACGGCAGTTTGCATGTCAGGCGTCATCACGCCATAGGTGCCGATCAGCTTGCGCAAGACAGTCTTCTGCGCCATCTTGTCAAACTCCGTCTTCCATGGGCTGTAATTGCTGTTGTGACTGGTGCTGTACTTTTCGGCATAGGCCTCTATCTCCGGCTTGGTCATATACAGCAACTTCTCAAAACCGTTGAGCAGTTTGAAATACGCGAAGTACCCAACCACCTCATCGCCGCTTCGCTCTCCGGAAATGTCGATCATACCGGAGAGTTTGTCAACGCCCACGATTTCGCCATCATAAACATTGCCTGCATTGATCGTCCGATACTGGCCGGAGCGCTGCGCAAGCTGAATCAATCCTTTGTAGCCGATGGTAAAAGTCGGCTTGTTTTTGTATGGCACGACGTAGGCAAAGCCCAGGGATTTTACGATCGGCAGGTGCAGAGAGGCGGCCTTCAGGCACTCCATGGCAACTGCCTGAGGATCGCAGCTCTGGAGCAGGGGATCGCCGGAATACAGGTCGATCATGCTGGACATGAAGGCCCCGGCATTCTCCTTCAGGCTGTTCTGGATCTGCGCACGGACAGATTTGGTGTTCAGGATGCCTTTGAAGGCATCCACTTTGGCAAGGGCGGTTTCGTTCATGCTTCATCGTCTCCTTTGTCGTTGCTCCCCGTCTTGGGGGAATAATATTGATTGTATGTTTCGAGCACCTCCGGCCGGGTGCAATGGTGTACTGCTACAGCCTCGCAGATATCTGCATCATCGGAGCTGCCGTTGTAACGGTCACGTTCTGGATCAAAATCACAAAGATCAGGTTCGCCTACGCCAATTACGAAGAAGGGGCAGTCCCGATTATTACAGAAGGAGGGCCAATAATCTTCCGGATCTTCTTCACTCTCGATCTCAACATGCTCGACAAGGCCGGTCTGGCCATCCACCGTGGTGGTCATCCGCGCCGTATCCTCTTCTACGTCGTCAAAGGTCAGCTGCTTCTCGCGGTCGCGCGGGATGATCGGGTTACCGCCGGCGTCAAGCGCGATCGGGATATCGTCGTAGATCTCGTCTTTATCCTTGTAGTTGATAGGGTCAAACTTGAAGCCAGTCTCATATTTGATCTTGAGCATGCCGCCCTGACGGATGAATGTAATCTTTGCGTTCAGATCAAATTTGCGCTGGTCGGTTTCAAACATCAGGCGTAAAGCCTGGGTGAGCTTCTGGTCGCAGGCATCCAGGACGACTTCGAGCGCATCATCCCGCAGGCTGACCGGTTCGCCCTCGGGGACGGATGCCGTGTCGTCGGCAGGATCTTCCGGAGCATCTTCGTCGGAATCCGGCTCTGGACGTCCCTCCGAATCGGTTTCGTTGACCGATTCCTGCACTTCTTCATCGGTTGGAGCATCTTCCGTTTTCGGGTATCCTTCCGGCGCTTCTGGCTCGCCTGCCTCGATCTCCTGGTAATCATATACAGTCAGATTGTGCGCGATCGCGTACTCGTCGAGATCCTCCTGTGCCTCCTGCGTGGTTTCACGCGGCGGCAGGCTTGGACTGATCACCCGGTGCATGCCCGGGGCGTCCGCAGAGCTTTTCTTAAACGTCATATATTGGCTGCCCCAAAGCCCCTTGCCGACAAAAAATATGTATCCGTCCAAGTTCGTATAGCGGGGATATTGCGTTTCAATACTGTTCATTTCAATCTGCCTCCACTCTCAATATTTTGTCCTGTGCCGATACCGCCAGGCGGATAACCTGTGTGTCCACCGGCAGCAGTTCTGTAACGCTTTCCGCGTTGTCCACCCACACAGGGAGTTGTATGCCGGATACCTGTGACAGCGCCGAGATGATATCTAGGCCGGCGTTGAGTTTTGCCGCGCTGTTGAGGTTTGTCCCGTAGGACACGCCATTTACGGTCGCTTCGCAGCAGTTCTTGATTCCGCCGTTTTTCTGCACGTCAAATAGCTGCCATTTGACCAGGCGGAAGGCGGCGTTTACCTGCTCCTCGATATCTTGCGCCTTGGCCTGCACAAACTGTTCCGCCAGCAGAAGGCCTTTGTCGTAGGCGGCGAGCTGCAAGGAGAGGGCCTTTTCCTCCGCCTTCAGCTCTTCAATGCGCTTCTCCTGCCGTTCTATGGTTTCTTTGGCCGCCATGCGCTGCCTGGCGGTTTCAATCTGCGCGTCCAATTCACCAATTTCCGCAATGATATGGGCGGCGGTTTCATCCGCACGGTTTTGTAGGGCTTCCAGCCTTTCCTTTGCGCCGGACAGTCCCTGTGCGAGAGCGGCGTATTCAGACGTTTTTTCAAAGGGTTCGGGTTCTGCAATGCGGGAGAGCATCTCCTTCAGGGCTATCTCCGCTTCTGTCTTGCTCTTCTGGTAGGCTTCCGCCTGCGCATCCAGTTCAGCCAGTTGTTCTTTGCAGTCAGCAATCTGTTGCTGCTGACTGGCCGCGGACTGTTCGATATTCTCCAGTTCAGCCGCCTTCCGGGTGTTGAATTTCCGGTGGGAGACTTCGAGGCTTGCTTCTGGGATTGGCTGCCCGCAGGTGGGGCAGACCGTATCGCCAGACCATTCTCGCGTTGCTGTGTCATCCCATGCGCTGCGCAGCGAGTCCAGCGAAACCTCCGCCTGCTGGAGATGCCTTTGCATGTCGCGCTTTTGCGCCTCGGCATCCCGGAGCTTCTCTGCAAGCCCGTCGATCATGCCGCGCTGGTCGCGGATCCGGGCATTGTCAGGCTCGCTGCTTGCTGCCGCCTTCCGGGCATACGCGGCTTTGGCGGAGGAGATTTCCGCCTCAATGTCCGATATGGCTTTCCGCGCCATGGAGAGCGCCTGCCCACTGCGCACCTCGTCCAGTTTATTCTGGAGGGCGGTGCGCTGCTTACTCAGTTCGGTATATTCCGCAAGGCTTTCGCGTGCAGACGCAGAGGCGGCGGGCTTGGCCTTTTCGGCCTCGTCAATGCGGCCGGGGATTTCCTTCAGCCGGTCGTTAATCTTCCGGCGCTGCTCTCGGGTGACAGCCGCATAATCCTCCACAGATTTATTCCCAATGCAGTGCAGCAGCTCCCGCAGCTCCTCATGGTTGTTGATGACGTCTCTATCATCCAGTTCCCCGCCAAATGCGCTAAGCAGGATTTCCCGCCGTGCATCCGGGTTTAACTTCCCGGCCAATGCGTCCGGATCTGTCAGTACGGCGAACAGGCTGCCGCCGAAGTGCTCTGCAACGAATGCGTCATACTCTTTTTTGGGCTTTGGCACACCGTCAACCGCATATTCTGTGGTGTTGCCTTTGAGCCTGCGCTCTGCGTCACCCCGGCGGCGCTCAAACACATCCTTGTATGTACGGCGCAGGGTGAAGGGACCGCCGTTATCCGGTTGGAAACTGCCCTCCACGGAGTAGTCAAGCCCTTCCGCGCCTATAGGCTTAACGGCAAACGCATTGTCCGACTGCCCGGCGCTGTCCTTGCCAGTGAGCAGCCAGAAGTATGCATCTGCGAGGGTGGTTTTTCCGGTACCGTTGTCGCCGTATACTGTGGCGCAGCGGCCGCCTGGGGAGAAGGTAAACTGGTGGACGCCCTTAAAGTTTTCAAGCTGGAGTTCTAACAGTTTCATGATAATCCTGTACCGTCCTTTCTGTGATGGAGTAGTCCCGCAGCTTCTCTGCGGTAATCATTTGGAGGCATTCCTCCGCGCAGGCCGGGGTGATCTGGCCGCGTGAAACAAGGCCGTCCACTTTCTGTTGAGCCTCGTCTATGGCCCTCATGGCCTTTTCCTCTGTCATTTCTTCACTTCCATTCTTGACTTCCAGCGCCCCCAATGCTACACTGTAGCTGTAAGGACCGCCTTATTTGACTGGGTTTTCTTACGTGCCGCTTTCGACAGTTGCAGTGTCGGGGGCGGCGTTCTTTTTGCGCTTTTCCGCGCTATTAAGGTCGTACTCCCACCGGTTTTTCATTTCTTCCGGTGATACGTAGTAATCGCGGCGGCGTGTTCCTGTCCACGCGATACCGCCCGCCGAACCTATAAAGGAAAAGTTTGCTGCCCGCAGCGAAGCGCCGCTTTCGCTCTCCAGCGTATATGTAATAACTTTTCTATATCCCATATCGCGAGCGATCCGGATACAAGCGCCGTACAGTTTCGAACAGGCGTTCCTTGTTCCGTCTGTGCAGTTTCTGTAGATTTCCAACACCTCTCCGTTGTCAAGGCGACGGGCTATCGGTCTGCCGCATATAGCAACGCCACATAGCCGGTTATCGTTGTAGCAGGCAACCGCAAACTTTCCGCCCACGGGCGGTATATTGTGCCTATGATACACTCCGATGAATTCGCGCGCAGCCTTTAAGTGTATTGGCCTAATTTCAAGCATATTTTTTGTCCATCTTTCTTTTTTTATATCTACGGGCACGAATCATTCTCCTTCCTCAATCAATTCGATTTCTCCAACCGAGACTTCGAATTCCGGCATTTCCCGGGCGTCAAACTTCGCATGCTTCAGCACGCAGATTCGGACATCCCCGTCCGGATTGAGAGCAGTTACAACAGCCTCCAGCAGCTCGCCAGGCTGCGTGTATTTGCCCTGGCTGCCTGCGGTCCCGCGGACGTGGTCGCCTATCTTGATTTTCTTCATTTGTCTGGCCTCCCTGAGCGTTTGGCTGTTGACGTGGCGCTTATCCTTTCCTCAAGCCAGTAATCTGGATCATTGAAAGGTTTCAGGCGTTCGAGTACGACGGCGCTGTTTCCTACCGCAGCGATTGTGCTGCGGCCGCTTGGGAGCCTGCACTTGAGACAGTATTTGTATTGCATAACGCGAAATCCTCTCCTTGACCGCTTTTGCGATCCGGTTTTCAAACGCTATTAGTTTGTCCTCATGCCAGGTGCAGTATGCGATAAGGGCGACAAGGAGGGCGCCGCCGAGGGCTTCGAGCAGGTATGAAATCACTATGATGCTTCACCTCCTTCCAGAGCGGATAAAATGGACGCAAGCTGCCGAACGCCGGCTGTCATATCCATCGCGCCGAGATAGGCCTCCAAACGCTTCCGGAAGATTAAGTATGTATAGCTGGTGCTTCCGGAGGGGATAAAAGCGATGCCGAATTCCGAAAACAATCCTTGACGCAGTGCGTTTTTTAAGCAGTCGGAAGTGATTGATAGCCGCTCGGCAGCCTGATGAACAGTCATCATTTCTTCACTGCTACGTCCTTTCCTCGACATAAATTTCCTCCTTTCTGTATTCACTGTCCCATCCTTGGGACTTTGTCTCCTGCTTCCAAAATCAAACAGTTGGAAGAGGGAAGAGGGCGTGATAAAATAAGCATTGTTAATTGATTTTCATTTTTTGAGAATATAAGTCATCAATTCGGCAGGATAGAAGTCTAGCCAAATCAGGCAATAGGTCTGCTCTGGGCATGCTCATTCCAGATTCCCACATTGATACAGTTGTCCGTCCTACTCCAAGTTTGGACGCAACCTCTTCCTGCGTCAGATTGGCTTTTTCTCGAAGCAATTTGATCGCTGTCAATTAATTTCACCACCTTGTCAAATATCTTGACAATAGTATAACTCTGTTGCTTGAGTATGTCAATAGTATTGACATAATATTTTTCAGTGCCTCTTGAATGTCAATTTAATTGACTATATAATGGTAACAAGAGGTGAGGGGCGTGTTAAGGCTTAAAGAAATTCGAAATGAGTGTCAGTGCAGTCAACTAAAATTATCTGAGCAATTGGGCGTGTCTCGTTCAGCGGTCGCAATGTGGGAAAGCGGATCAAGTCAACCCGACAACGATATGCTTTTACGCATTGCGGATATTTTTGGAGTATCAACGGATTATTTGCTCGGAAAAACAGATATCAAAAAAGCGCCTGCCCAATCGGCAGACACAGTTACATTTGATGATTTTACCTATGCGATGCACAACGAAGCCAAAGACCTCACGCCCGAGAACAAGCAGAAGCTGCTGGAGCTTGCGCAATTCTTCAAAGAGCAACAGCAAAAAGAGGGCGGGGGAGAGAACAAATAAAAGGAAGGTTGCTCGGTTGAATGCCCCAAAACTCTATACTTTATATGCACAAATGCAAAAAGACAACATCAGAGTGTATGACAAAAAAATCGGACTGAATGCTGTTACAATCTATTTGAATGGGAAATATGGCGTGTTCCTTGACCTGGATCAATTTGAGACCTATACGCAGGAATTGTGTGTCCTGGCTCACGAATATGGCCACTGCAAAACCGGCAGCACACACGCGGTTTCCAGCCCATTAGATTTGATCCAAAAGCATGAATATAAAGCCAACAAAGCAGCAGTACATATGCTGGTTCCATATGATGCTTTTTGTGAGGCGATCGATCAAGGGTATACGGAAGTCTGGCAGCTGGCCGAATATTTTGACGTAACCGAGGAATTTATCCAAACTGCCGATCAAATATATCGAAATGAAGGTTTCATACAATAAAAAAGCCGCCCGCTGCTGCAACAGCGGACGACTGGAAAAATAGAGAAAACCTGCACGGAATTCTCCAACAAAATTATAGACAAAGCGTTATGTTTTGTCAATTGTTGGAGGAATACTGATGAAAAGAACAACGTGTCTGGTATTGGCTGCTTTGCTATGCTTCCTGTTTGCAGGATGTAATTCCGTTGTCGAAACGAATGCCGAATTGGAATCCCAGTATGATTACTACTCCGCTTCTGCGACAAAACTTAGGAATGAGATGGGGCTCACTTCGGATCAGGCAGATGCTGCCTTTCAAGTTTTGGCGCAGTGTGGTATGGATGGAGAAATCACCTACATATTCGACAAGAAGGATGCTGACGATAATGCATATTATCAGGTTTATTTCGGCAGCAAAAGCTTTGATGTCTATCTAAAGGACGGCGCGATTGAGACTGTAAAGCAATACAGTAAAGTGCTCTATCCGGCGGAGAGCGCAAGCGCTGGCGCCGAAACTGAAAAAACAACGACTGAGACCAGTGCGCCCACCACAGATGCCGAGACAGAATCGACAACCACCAGAGCAGCTGTCACAAAAGAACCGACGACCAGAAAGCAAACGCCTGCCGCCACAGAGAAAGCGTCTGAGAAGGAATATACGGTCATTTTAAATACAAAGACGCACGTTTACCACACAAAGGAATGCCAATCTGTAAAAATCATGGACGATGAGAACCGATCCACCATGACCGGTACGATTGCAGAAATCGAAGCGGCAGGCTATCGTCTGTGCGGTCACTGTGCAAAATAGGGGGAGCTGAAATGAAGTTTGGCGTGAGAAAGCCATCGCTGAAACGGTCTCTCAAAGCGGCGACAACCGGGAAAGCCAAGAGAGCAATTAAGAAGGCTGTTGTGCCTGGTTACGGCCAGAAAGGCGTGGGCTGGGTCAAGGACCCAAAGAAAGCAGCATATAATAAGGTTTACAATAAAACGACTTTTGGAATAAAGGATATTTTTAAATAAAGAAACCGCCCGCTCCGTCTTGCACACGGAACGAGCGGCCACCACCAGCAGGGCCGGCGGTACGAATGAATTCGCAACCATATTGTACCAAAGCCCGGCTGAGAAATCAAGTCCGGGCATTTTTGCGCCACATGAGTTGGAAGTGATGAAATGCCCCGTAAGCAAAATAAGCGTCGCGCCGACGGCCGAATCGCTGTGCAGGTCTATCTTGGCAAGGTAGACGGAAAACGTCGCTATAAAACCGTATACGGTAACACCCAAAAAGAAGCAGATGAAGCTGCTTTGCAGGTCAAGCTTGCTCTGCGCAAAGGGATTGACGTAACAGCGGAGCGGGACACGTTCGGAGACTGGGCACAGCGGTGGCTAGGCTTGAAAAAAAGGAATGTATCTGCTAAGCATTACGCCTCCCTTGAATCTGAAATTAATCACCTGCAGCCGATCGCGCATCTTTCAATCAGCAAAATACGCACATCTGACATACAGGATATTTTGCAGAATTTAAGCACAGAGAACCCCTCCACCGGACGGCCGACATCAAAAAAGACACTGAACGATATCAAAAACGCAGCTTCAGGCGTTTTTCGGCTTGCAGTCATGAACCGGGTGACGGATTTCAACCCGGCAGAATATGCAGAAGTGCCCCAGGGAGCGCCCAGAAGCGGCCGCAGAGCTTTGACAGATGAGGAACAGGGTTGGATTATCGATACGCCGCACAGGGCGCAGACAGCCGCCATGATTATGCTTTTTGCTGGCCTGAGAAGAGGAGAGGTGATTCCTCTTACCTGGTCTGATGTGGATTTAAAAGCGCGAACAATTACGGTAAATAAAGCTGTGGAATTCGTTGGATCCCGTGCGGAACTGAAGGCACATACAAAAACAGATGCCGGTATGCGGGTGATCGACCTCCCGCAAATTCTGGTTGATTTCCTTGCAGGTAAAAAGAGAGATAATTTCCTCGTTTGTCCGGCAGCATCCGGCGGTATGATGTCGGATACCGCCTGGCGCCGGATGTGGGAAAGCTATCTCTCCGATCTAAATCTAAAATATGGAAATGCAGTTGTTAAACGGAACAAATTTGACCCGCGTGGCAATCTCATGGTGATTGACCGTTTCACCGCGCATAACCTTCGGCACACCTATGCGACGATGCTGTATAAAGCAGGCGTGGACGTACTTACGGCAAAGGAGCAGCTCGGCCACGCCGATATCAAAACTACGCTAAACATCTACACGCACCTTGATCGGGAGTATAAACGCCGCACAATGGATAAGCTGGATCAATACTTGGATGCAAGTCAAATGCAATTCAGATCATTTGATAAATAACGTATTTACAAGGATTTTAAAGCTTTTTATGGTGGGTTCCGATTCTGAAGGCCGGGGGTTCGAATCCCTCCGGGCGGGCCAGCAGGCTAAGCCTGCATGTAAAAAGCGCGCTTCACTTTGTGAGGCGCGCTTTGTTTTGTGCCCGCGTTTTAATCTGATATCTTTGTCGTCAACGCTTCTCACACCCGCGGT